AACGATATACACCCGTTCCGCTCCCAAATCCTCAAGAAGATGCCACAGCTTGCCGTATATCTTCGCCCTGCACTCACTACTCTTATGAGCTTTCTGAGCTATCTTCCGCTTGTGGTCCTCGATTTCCAGCTTTGTCTTCTCGTCCTTGCTCTTCTGATTGTAGTTAAACCAGCCAAGCATGACAGCCTGAACGAGACCGAAAAAGCCACACACTATAACTGCTATATGCTCCCCCATAGTCGTTCCTCCTATTCAGTTACAGGTGCATAGGCTGCATCGACAGCTTCCTCGACAGCCTTCCTCTCTTTCAGGAAGTCCACATAGGCATCAATGGCAGCTGTCGCTTTCTCGCCCGTGAAAATACCCTCCTTTGCGGAGTTGTAGTCGTTCATGAGCTTCTGCTCAACCCCATTGCCCCAGAGTGCGTTGATAACCGCCTCAGTTGTCGTTTTAGGGCTTCCGTTCTCCACCCACACCTCATAGTATTCGTATGACTTCTCGTCCTCTCCCTCCGGATTCTTGCGAGTGACCTCCTCAAAATCCCAGCGGAAGATATGCACTCCCGTCTTATGCTGCTCTAAGATGGGAAGCATGATGTTGCTGTTTGATTTGTTCATAAATCTTCGGTCTTAAAATTTTACATGTTAAACGGTCTGAATCACTGTATTTAGCCCAGTCGAGCCATGATGCAATCCGCATCTTGTATTGCCTGTCATCAAGGTCTGTCCGATGCTTCAGCTTCGCACAAGCCTTGCAGAAATTCTTCTTGATTCCCTTGCGGATTCTTGTCTCACAGTGGTAGAATACAAAGCCCACGAAGTCAAGACCCCTACCGCTCTTGTCTCTGTGATTCTCCGCAATCCTGAACACCTGCCAATTACCTTTCATCTCAAGCTTCAGCTCGTTACGCAGGTACTCGGCACATTCCACCTGCAACTGATGACATTCCTCCTTTGTCCGTGCGAATATCACGATGTCGTCCGCATACCGGAAGTAATGTTTGACCTTTTTCACCTCCTTCAGCCAATGGTCGAAATAGGTGAGGTAGAGGTTTGCGAAATACTGTGACAGATAGTTTCCGATTGGAATACCATCTGCGCTGTCGATAATCTCATCAAGCAGCCACAGCAGTTCCGGGTCCTTAATCTTTCTGCGGATTATCATCTTCAATATCTCATGGTCTATTGACGGATAGAACTTGCGGATGTCGAACTTCAGACACCACCTCGTAGCCTCTCGGTCACGGATAATCTTCTGAACATTCTTTCGACAGCCACCTATGCCCCTGCCGTCAATGCAGGAGTATGAATCAGATGTGAACACCTTCATCCAAATAGGTTTCAGGACATTCATTATTGCGTGATGTACTATCCTGTCAGGATAATACGGGAGCCTGTAGATAAGTCTTTCTTTCGGCTCGAAGATTGTGAATACATCATAATCCGATGTCTTAAATGTGTGATTCTTCAGAGCTTCATGCAAATTCAGGATATTAGCTTCCCTATCCCTATCATGATGCCTTACGCCATAGGTCTTCAGCTTGCCCTTACGGGCGTTCATGTCCGCAAGCTGCAAGTTCTCTACAGATATAATCTGCTGGTATAGATTTCCTATGCGTTTCATTGTTTGCTTTTCTTAGTCGGAGTCTTCGGTTTCCCTACCAACACCTTTCTGAACAACTATTTTTCACCAAGAGGTGAGGCCCTTGTCTGTGTTTGTAATTTTCTAAAGCTAAGCTGAGAGCCGATGTTCGCATTCGTATTCGAGGGAGCGTTATGCGAGCCCGAGTAAGCGAGACCGGCATCCGCCCCGTTATTCGCAAGACCGCCAAACAAAACAGCCCTCAGACAAGCAGCCTTTTTTATTCCTTTACTCGAAGTAATATCTGTTTCCCTGTCTTCTCAGAGTGACCCTGCGAGGGAACTTGTTCAGCTCTTTAATCTTCTTCAGGACATACAGAATGTCCGCACTGCCTGTAAAGACCTTTCGTGCTGATGATTCAGGGTCATTCAGATTATCCTTGATTTTGAATATCGTCCGTCCCGTCTTACCTTCCGCCTTGCTGAATTTGGTCGGCACATCCTCGATGAAGTCAATCACCCAGAAAGTCATATTTACCAATTCGCTCTGCTTTTTCTCGGAGCAGTTGAAATACCGGCTGTTCTCATCTCTTGGGATATTCAAGAAATCGAGGGAGCCATCATCTTCTCTAACATTTTCCATGTTTCAAATTCGTTTGCTGTTAATAGTGGATTTCGTGAGGGGGCATAAAGCCCCCGTGAGTTCGGATTACGGAATAAAGCAAAGCCGAGAGCCGAAGTACGCATGCGCAACCGAGGGAGCGTTATGCGAGCTCGAGTAAGCGAGACCGGCAACCGCCCCGTTATGCGCACCACCGCCAAACAAAACAGCCCTCAGACCTGTATTTGTTCCATATCTGTAATCTGACCAATAGGAAGTAGAGCCTGCACCAACTTCGGAAGCCATTATCTCACCCTTGCTGCCAAAGATGAGCTTCTTCACATAGCCTTCAGCACCTGCTTCTTTACCGATGTTAGCCCAACCGGATATCGAAGTGTCACCGGCTGCAAACTTGGCTGGGTCATCGGTGGTGTACACCGTTCTGTCTGTCGCACTTGCTGCATCTACTCTGATACCGTCAATGAACTTGAATATGTGACCGAAAGGCAGCTCAATGCCCCTGTATCGGTTGACATGCACAAGGCTGTCGGATGTTACGAGGGTTACACCATTGTTCACATATTCAGATGCAGATACATTGACCTCACCTGAATCATCACCGAGGGCGTTGCTGGTACCTGTTATTACGAATGGATAATATCCGTTGAAAGCTTCCCAATTCGATACATTGGTAACGCCTGTGCCGAGACCTCCCTGACGGAATCCGTTTGCATCTCTTGAGGTGTTCACTGCTGCCTGAGAGTTGCGGTTTGCATACTCAATCATGTAGAGCCAGAAGATAACCTTGTACTGCTCGTAAGGCAGGATATTCCACTTCGTATTGGCTGTATTTCTCTTTCTCGCAGCTGTACGGAACGCAGTCATAGAGGTTGCAGTGGTCGGCTTCACTCCAGCGATAGAACAGAGCTTGCCATTAGCATCCCTGTACGCCTCATAAGCTCCCACATAGAATCTTGGTATGTAATGTGCGCCCTCGAAATAATCAAGAGAAACAAGGGCACTTCTGTTGCGGATGTCTCCCGAATAAGCTTGGTCAGGGAATCTCCACCATGCACCCGGAATCTCCACCATGACCTGTCCCTTTGCACCTGAAAGGTCGTGGTCTTCCCATCCTCCTGAAAGGTACTCCACAACATTTCCGTCATCATCGAGAAGACATCCACGCATGAGAGATTGCACCGGCAGGGTCTGGTGCATCTTGGCGTTTCCGACACGCAAGAGTGCAACCTGACCAGCTGTGAAAGCCGGATTTGTCACGGTACCTGTAAACCACTGCACACCGTAACACTTATCTGCTCCTTTGAACATCGCAGAAGCATCAAAGGCTGAAGGCTCGCCCGTTGTAGGGTCGAACAACACCAATGCCTTTCCTGTCAAAGCATCTTCTGAAGATGCCACAGTCAAATCTTTTACATCAAATTCTGTTGCCATATTATTATGTATTAGTAATTGTTAGTCATCCCATTGAGCCATATTGTAAAGGGTAAACATGAACGCACCGTCATTAGCGGTGGTATCATCGGAAATACCTACTCGGATTCTCCACACCGCAATACTTCCCACTGAACTATCCAACTCCATCGTGCTTTCCTCTATAAGTATGACTGTCGCTTTTGCCATAGATGTCGTACTTCCTGAGACATATCCAAGTGCCGTGAGATGGACATATATGTAGCTTGCCGAAACAAACCAAGTTTTAGGGACATATATGTCATATAATCCTGTACTGTACTTAACAACCTTGATTTTGCTTCCATCAAATACTTTCACAAGAGAGAACGAGCCGGATGCTGTTACTTTTCCATACACCAATGGTGTGATAGTTCTACCGAAACTTCTGTTTGTTCTGAAAAGTGTTCTTGACAAGATAATCCAGCCATAGAAATTTGATGATGTGCCCCATCCGAGTAGTTCTGTAACCTCGTATGATGTTTGAAGATTGGTAAACTGCCTGCCATTCTCATAGAAGTATTTCCCAGATGCTGCACCAATAGAGAATGAGCCTACAAGCACAAGCCTTCTGCCGGATTGTTTCACATCCCAGCCTAATGTTGCCACCAAATGAGAAGAAAGATACCCACTATGAATCGTATCATCGTCCACAGTATCGAAACTATCTACCACCTCCGTAAATGGATTCCTCAATCTTTTTGTCGTCACATCGGTAATGATACCAGCTGATGCTTCTATTGTTCCATCTTCCTTAATCTTCACCAACCCATTTTTAGAATTTACCCTTGCCACTATCAGTTCCTCGACAGCAATCATGGCAGCTGTAATGGCTTTTGCTTCGATAAGCTGCGTATTGATATGACCGCCCTCAATAAGTGTCTGTCCAGCTTCAGCAGCTTCCACCATATCTGCCCAATCTGAATATCCGAGCTTCTTTGCCATATCATCTTTGTAAGATGAAGCTGCATCTTCAGCTTTCTTGGAAGCATAGTATTTCTGCGAATTGTCAATCAGGATAGCCTGAGCATCATAGTAGGCAGAAAAGAGCCTTGCGAGTTTTTCACGGTCAAATCCATCCGTTGAACCGACATTATACAGCTCACTCTCATCAAGGAAGTCACGCAGATTGTAGTATGCAGCTCTGAAGCTGTCCATACCCCTGTAATTGAAAATAAGGGATTTGCCATTAAAGGTCAATTTCTTACCGTTGAATGTCAGGGTTACGGCTTCACCAACAGTGTAGCCGGATGCTGCGATGATGTCAAGAGTGGTCTGGTATGAGCCTGTAGAGCCTATCTTATCGAAGCAAGGATAACCGTTTATCTTCTCCCATTCTGTCCTGATGTAAGACTTCTCAGCTTCATCAAGAACATGGTCGCTGTTCATTCTCTCGATAGCTTCCCTTGTACTCTGAATCTGCTCTTGCAGGTTGGTCACAGTCTCCTTGTATGCCCCCTCAAGGAACTCTTCGAGAGCTTTGTCATCGGTGTACTTCACTTTCTTGACCCAATGAGACTTGTTGTAAGAGCCTGAATCCTTGGTAGAGACCATCAAGTCGCCCACAGAAGCCTCGGACGGCATATCTGAAGAAGATGTATCATTCCCGATTATCCACATGTCATTTTCATGATATGAGGTAGGCTTGTTCACGAACAGAGAAGCTTTACCGTCTATCTGGTCAAACAACTCATTCGGGATATTCTTCTGCACCCACTTGTATGTATTATCTACAAACTGCCACAAAGCTGTTTTCATCGAGGCTATTCCGCTGATGGCCGTGCGGGATGTATTCAGCCACATATCGCCCACATGGGCTTTCTTAACCTCGGTAGTCAACCACTCGGAAGCTGGGTCTGATGACTGAACGAAAGACATAGCTTTGCCGTCAATCTGACTTCTCAAGGTTTTCACGGTGTCAGCATATTCTCCTGCAATGAAGGTCTGCAATGCACTATCATCGGTATAGCGGACAAACTTCTTCCAATGAGCTGCGGAATAGGTTTCGCTTGTTGCTGTAGCTATGAGTATGTCGCCCGGCACGCAATCAGCAGGCACATCACCGGCTGTCAAGCCCTCTTCCATTATCCACATATCCCTTGCCTTGTAGTTCTTAGGCTTGCTCACATAGATAGAGTTCTTTCCGTCAATCTCATCGAAGATAGCCTTTGGCACAGGGGATTGCTCCCAATAGTATTTTGTACCGTCATACCTGTATATCGCAGTTGCTCCAGCTTCAACGCCTGAAATATCACTATCTGAAGAGTTCCACCACATGTCGGACACATGCTTTGCCTTGACCTCATCTGTGGTCCAGCTTGCAGCAGGGTCAGTCTTCTGTACATAAGTCTCCGCCTTTTCATCCAAGGAAGCCTTGAGACCTGCAATCTCATCAGCATAATCGCCCTGAATGAACTGATTGAGAGTGTCCTTTGCACTCATGTCGGCATAGTAATACTGAGCATTTTCAAGAAGCTTTTCCTGTGCATCGTAATATGCCGTGAAGAGGGAGGACATCTTCAGACGGTCATATCCCTCTGTCATGCTGCTGTCATACAGCCTCATATCTGCAAGGTACTGACGGAGGTTGAGATATGTCACCTTGAAATCCTCAATGCCGAGATGGTTGAACTCCAGCTTTTTGCCGTTGAATACGAGGGTCTTTCCATTGAAAGTAAGCAACACATCCTGTCCTGATTTATATCCGGCTTTCTCCACCATCTCAAGTGTTGAAATATATGAGCCGGTAGAGCCTACAGTCACAAGAGATGGGATGCCGTTGATATTCTCCCACAAAGTTCTGATGTAGGATTTCTCTGTAGAATCCAGCACCTTGTCATTGTTCATGCCGTCAAGGATTTGGCTTGTGTTCTGTGCATGTGCCTGAAGGTCAGAAATGGCGTTCTCGATGCTATCCATGTCAAGCTCGGAAGCATCATTCAGGACAGGTACTCGCTGGCTGTCTATCACGACATCACCATCCTTGAGCCTGAAATCCACATATTCGGTATTCTTGCCGACAGCGACAGCACCGTTGTAGGCAGTCTCAACACCGTCCGAAAGCTGATATGTAAGGGTCTTTGCAGAAGATTCCACAGCTGGGTCATTACCCACAACCTTGAAAGCCTTGCAGGTTACAGCTTCAGGTATCAGACCACCTTTCCATGTCCTCTTGACAACCGTCACGGATGGCTCTATGAAATATATCACAGCTGCTGCACCGTCCACGCCCTCAGCTTTCACGCCCGTATCTCTGTCACCTATCCACCAATTACCATTAGCTCCGACTTCAGGAGTGAGACCATCATCTCCATTCTTGCCATCTGCTCCTTCAGCCTTTATTCCGGTATTCTCTCCTGCAATGTACCAATAGCCGTCAGCCTTGATTTCAGGAGTATTGCCGGATGCTCCCGTATCACCCTTGGCACCTGTCTGTCCGGCTCTGACCTTTGATATGGTCATGGCGATGATGAGTGTAGGACAATCCGCTTTTGATGCTGTAACCTCTACCGTAGCATTGTCAGCCGTCAGCGATGTGAGTGAGACTATTCCGCTATTATAGGAAGCATCACAGCCGACACATTTCAGTGCGACAGACCAGCCACTCTGCAAGGTCGCACCGTAGAATATCTGCACCTGTGTATATGGCAGTGTTCCGACAACATTGCCGTCCACATCGCAAGCCACAGAGCAATTCTGATTTGTCAGCAGGATTGTATATGGAGTGCGATTCTTAACCTCAGTCTCCAGCTCTTCATATTCTTCAAAATCTTTCAGACCTGTCGAGCCTTTGCCAATAGTCACCTTACCGTTGACTTCCACGCCATTCTTTCCGAAGCGAATATACTCTGCCCCGTCAGCTGTTGACATATTGAAATAGCCTGTAACGAGGTCAAAATAATTGATGCCATCCTGAGAAACCACCCTGTCGGTGGTAACTCTTCCCGGAAGAATCTCGGTATATCCGAACATCTGAGCGAATGACCGGGTATTCTCATATTCGCTGTTGAGAAGTCCAACAAGAAGATGATAATATCCTGTCACCTCATCCATTCCGATGGCCGTTTCCGACAGCATGAACGAGCCGGATTCGTTTGTCTTGCTTACCTTGGCATAGACATAGTATTTCTTGCTTGCATCTGCGAGCTGGCCACTCTTAAACTGCGGTATATCCCAGAACTTATATTCTGAAGCTTTATGCTGAGATGACAGCCCACTGATGCCGATAGTCATGTGCTGGAGAATGGCTGCACCGCCCGTAAGTCCTCCCGAAATCCTCAGTACCTTTGAGATACCGTCAAATGAAATGGTGAAGTTACCGTCAGCTACAGGAGCGGTCTTGTTTGTCACGAAGCGGAACTGAAGACTTTCATCACCAGCGATGAGCTGCATAGTCTCAACAGACACAGGATTTATCGCAGATGAATAGTTTGTCAGAGCTGATTCAAGCATCTCGGCTGTCTCTTTCAGGTCACGCCATCTTCTCTTCGAGAACTGCACAGCTTCTGCATGTCTCTTCTCCCTGACAACTTCTTCAGCTTTGTATTCGTTCAATTCCGTCACGATTGAAGATGAGACCGAGGAATTTGACAGGGTCAGTTCCGGGTAATGAGGCTTGTTCAGGTATGTCTTTATGCCGATAATCCTGATTTTCTCAGGTGTGGTAAGAAACTGCGTATCAGAAAAAGAGACCAGACCGCCCAGAATGAGCTTGGGAGAAACAACATTCCATCTCTCAGCTGCCCACTTGCCGTCAAGCACGCCATCAAAAGTAAATCTCGCATCTTCATTCTCATACATATATCTGACAGCTTCCTTGAACATATCCCATGAAGCTCCCGTCTTGCTGTCGTTGTCACAGATGTACGCAGGTGGCAGAGTGCATCCGAAGATGACATATTCATCTCCAGCCTGAGCTTTGAAGGTCTCGTTTGGCATTATCTGACCGTCAATCTCCTGCGGAACAATCTTGAATGTCCTTGTATCGTGGTCATAGCCATTCTCATCTATGTCAAATTCCCTTCCGGCAAGCATACCCGTCTGAAACTGCACGGTCATCATCTCACCTGTAATCTGACAGTCGTTGTAATTGAGAGCAAGAGGAATAGAAGAATCCCTGAAGTCGTAGAAGTTCTTATCGGCATCTACAGCGACCCACTCTGACACCTTTCCAACCCTTTTCGGATAGGATTGCGTAGTATCAAAGCTGTCTTCAGGTGCGAGTTCTGACTGCACTTTGTCGTTTCTCCTGATGCTTAATCCCTCTGCATCTGTAACATATTGACGGCTGTTCGCTATGCTGAAATTCGCTTCGCCCTCGAAGTGCTGGCCATCATAACGGATGGTCTGATTCTTTGGCAAAAGCAGGGTCTTGTTTCCATAGGTCGAATAGTCGATATTCCTTTCACCACCCTGCACAAACAGGATGTCAAAGGCGAGAGAATTATCATAGTTCGACCTGCCGAGACCGGGAAGAAATCCGTTGCCCTTGCCGTATGACAACTCCAATGGGTCGGTACTGTTGAACTGCACCTTTCCGAGGTGTATCTCCTTTCCCCTGATGTACCATTCTGTCTCGAATGTCTCTGCAAGTGTATCGAGGACTTCATCGAGATAATTGTGGTTGAAAGACATCATCTTCTCTGAAGCTGTGATGCAGTTGCCCATAGTCCATCCGGCATTTCTCTTGTTGATGTTATCCACAATCATCTTGAGGCACTCTTGAGGCTTTGCCATCATATCGAACTTGAGACGGCCATCTACGGTGTTCCTGAACTTGTACAGCCCCAGCCTGCCACCGTCCGATTGCATCGTGATAGTGTAGGCATATTTGCGAGTTCCGTTCTTGACAAAGTTCTCCGGCTTCAGGAGATAGTATGTAGTACCCTCAAAGGTACAGTAAGCACCTACAGGAATATCAAGGAATCCCGGATATTCAAAGGTAAGTTCGAGAGTGTCGATGCTCTTGACTGCCACATTTACATAGGCGTTGTCATCAGGCAGAATCTCTATGGATGTGTCGTTGTAGTAAATCTTTATCATGTCTTACTCTCCTTCGTATAGGCAGATATTGAGTTTGAATTGGCACCAGATGGAATTGTCAGGTAACTTTGCGAACTCTTCCACATTTTGGCTCTTGTAGTAGAATTTGTGCTGTTTACCGTTGTAAGTCAGAATCCTGCCTGACGGCTGGACCAGCTTACTCAAGAAGTTCAGGTATTTTTCCCAGAACAAAGGAGGACAGCTCGCCCTTATCAAGATAGGAATTGAAACATCCTTTTTGTCAAGTTTCACAACACCTGAATCATATTGCTGCCCCTGAACATGAACTGAAGAAATCTTCAGATTCTCCTTGATTACAGGCGAACCCTCAAGAGCAGCTTTTGTCCCGTCAAGTGGCATCGCTCCATAGAGGGCAAAATCATCTCCGTCAAGCAACATCCCCAAGCTGCGGACATTTACGACAGAATTAGCACCGAGACCATCGTCAAAGTCTGTGAATATCAACAGGGATTCATTGAAAATAAGCTGTCTGCCGTTGAATGTCAGATAAACATTTTCACCCTTATAGCTCACGAACTGCGAAAGGAAGTTACCGTCAAATGAGACATTCATCGTCATTGTCGCAAGTGTTCCGACATATTTCAGATTCGTGATGCTGTTGAACCTGATTATCGCTGTAACACCTATCTCCTTGAAATAGAACTCATGGTAAACTTCTCTATTCAGAAACTCACAGAACGCATCAAATCCCGTAGGGTACCGCTGACAGGAAATGAGGATGCTGAAGTTATCTTTGGCTGCAAGCACCGGATTGAGCAGGTCAGGCTCCACACCGTTTTCCTCTGGCCAATCAACACATTTGACCTCTTTCAGTGCCGGGTACTGCACAAGATGTTTATAACCTCCCAAGCCTATTCTGATTCCGTAAGCTTTGAAGACATCCACGCCATCTATGTAAAGTCTATCTGTCATTATCGTTTGATTGTTACACCGTTCTTGTTGATTGAGCTGAGTTCACTCTTCACAGCGGACAAATCCGCTCTCATGGCAGCCGTTTCAGAAGCTATCGAGGTGGTATCTTCATGGATTCCCTGCACTTCTCTGAGGATGCCTGCTGTATTGCTGATAAGTGCCATGTGCTGGGCTTTCATGGATTTCACGCCCTCATTTATCTCGAATGTATGACCCTGCATGGTGGTCAGTCTTGCGTTCTGATAGTCCACACTATCCTGACTTGCGGTGATTCCGGATTTGGTAGCTCCCTTGCGTTGTTCCTCTTCATCGGCAGCCCAAGCATCATATCCCTGTTTTGATAAAGAATCTTTGGCATCAGTCATAGCCTTTTCGTACTCTCCAAGTCTTTTGGCATATTCCTGCTCCATCCACATGAGGTCATCCACAATGCTCTGGTCGCCACCTTCACCGAATGAATCGAACATCTTATCTTCAAGAGTATCGAACATATCCTGAAATACAGCTGCAAAAATCAACTGCTCCACGATGTCCTCCATCACACCTGTCGTATAAGATTTGAAATCATCTATGGCACTCCTTACATTGCCGTTTCTAAACGCATTAGCAAGAGAATCTGACAGCTCTGCACCGATATTTCCGGCAAGCGATGAGAAGTTATCTCTCATCTCCTGCTCCGCCTGAAGAGCCTTTTCCCTTATCTCATCCCAATTATCGACAATCTGCTTTGTCGCATCATCAAGTTTGTCGTAATCAGCAAGAATCTGCGGATTCAGTTCAAATGTCTCAGTACCCTCTTTCAGGATTGACCCATAGGTAGCTGTCAAGCTCTCAAAGACGGGAACAGTCTCTGTCGCACAAGCACCAATGATACCACCCAACAAAGCACCGATTCCGGCACCGATAAGAGTTCCAAGACCAGGAATGATTGAGCCGAGAGCTGCACCAGCTGCTGCACCAGCACCGACACCTGTGGCGACATTCTTTCCGCTTACGACCTGCTTTGTTCCTGTCTGTACCTGCCCATTCTCAAGCTTTGACTGCATCTTGTACAGCTCGCCCATTGATTCAGAGTAGAGCTTTGCACTGTCGATGGCTTTTTTGTAAGGATTCTCGACACCGAACATATTGGCTTCCTTGTACTCCAAAGCTTCAAGCTGAAGCATGGTGTACTCATGAGCGCACTGCTGCACGGTCTGATTCCACTCTTCTTGAGCTTCTTTATTGGCTGCAATCTGATTGCCGACCATTGACACGATGTCAAGAACTCCGCTAATGGCTGTAGAGATAAGCGCACCTTTGTCTTTGCTTGTGAAAGCTGTCACGATGTCGTCAGCACTCGATGCAAGCCCAGAGAACACCTCGCCAATTTCACCGATTGTTCCCCCAAAGGATTCCATCGCAGCCCCAAGTTCACCGAAAACATCAAACACTTCAGTCAGACTTTCTTTCAGGAGGACATTTGCATTTTCCTGATTCATGAGGGCTGTGTTTACACCCTCCCTGTCGTTATTTTTGAGGGCGGTCTCATAGTCCGTCATGGCAGTCTTCATGTCCTTGAAGCCTTTGACGATACCACCAAAGCCCCATGAAGAAGCAGAGTTGGATGTCTGAACTAACATCTGTTCACGAAGCCGTTCATAAAGCTCTGACAGGCGTTCAATATCACCGCTGCTTGTTGCCTTTTTTATCTCTTCCTGAGTAGCTTGAATTGCCTTTGCAAGCTGATTCTTGGTCAAGGTCTGAGCATCTGCGAAAATCAGAGCATATAGACCGCTATAGTTCTTTTTGAGGTCATACAGGGCAGAATCCCTTTCGGCTTCGAGCAACTTCGCCTCATCTTCCTCACCTCTTTCACGGGCATCCTTAATCTGCCTTGCATAGCTATCTTGGATTGCCTTTTCTTTCTGTGCATAGGTACCATACTGCTTCAGATAATCTTCCTTCAGCTTGAGACGATTCTTGTAGTATTTCTCATCGAGGGAATCCATTTCAGCACCGAAACGGGCAGCTTCAGCTGCATATTCCTCGGTAGTGACCTTCAGCAGCTGGATTGCAAGTTCATTTTTGGAAGCATCAAAGACAAATCCTTTATCACTACCGCCATGCTCCTTCATGTATTTCTCTCGCTCCAGCTGCTCAATCTGCTTGAGCTGGTCCTGATACCGGTTCTTTATATCCTGCTCCCTTTCCTTATTCTCTTGTTCGAGTGCTGCTTTCTCTTTGCTGTAGCCGTCTTTCTGAGCGGAAATGGTTGCATTGGCAAGGTCATTTTGAGCTTTCTCATAAGCTCTCTGCATCTTTGTAGCGAAATCCTGTCTCTTCTTGAGATATTCAGCTTCAGCTTTATCTTCAGAACTTGCCTTGCCGTACTCTTTGCCGGTGTAGGTCTTATATTTCTTCTCGGCTTCATCGAGAGATTTACGGGTACCTTCAAGCGATTTCGCTTCCTCTTTGGTCAGACCTTTGCCTTTAGCCTTTTTCTCCAGCTTGTCAATCTCTGCCTGATATGCCTTTATCTCCTTGACAATATCCGCAACTGCTGTCATCTGTTCCTCTTCGGTCTTCTTTCCTGCATCTCCGACCTTTTTCATGGCACCAGAATACCCAGCTGCAAAATCCTCAAAGGCTTTCTCTGCAACCTGCAAGTCGCCCTGAGCTTCCTTGAAATCCCAAATATGGCTATAGAGTTTGCCCTGAGTGCGAGAGGACATGCTGTCACCGCCATATTTCTTGTAAGTCTCAAGGAACTTATTGTAGATTTCCTGCGGATTCTGGAATTTGGCGAACTTGCTCATATACCTCTGCATCTCGGAGGTAAAAGCACCTTGCTGCTTCTGTGAAAGACCGCTGTCAGCAAGAATACCTGTCCTGAAGAATCCCCACAGGTCAGCTTCCTCGTTGTTATAGGCGGTCTGCTTTTCCCCGACCATCTGTTCTTTGAGCTGGGCGAGGTACTTCGCTTCGATGCTGGCCGTCAGGCTGTCATAAGCAGAAGACAAATCCTTGACAGAAGCTGTCTCGGCAATCATGTTATCAAGATAATCCCCATATCGGGCATTGATAGTCTGAATAGCCTTTGCTTTCTCTTCTTTCGAGGATTTTTCATCTTTGGCTACCTTCATCAGCTCGTCAAGCTGATTCTTTTCAGCCTCTATCTGGGTTTCTGCTTCTCCAGCTGTGCGGATAGCTTCTTTCTGCTTCTTATTGAATGAAGCGAGAGCTGCAACGAGACCGACAACAGCGGAAGCGATTGCAATGAAGATGTTCGCTTTCATCGCAGTATTAAGAGCCACCTGCTGAGCTGTGGTCTTTGCTATTGTCCTACCGAAAGCCTGCTGAACTGCCGTCATCAGTCCAAGCTCCTTGCGGTACATCATCACAAGCTGGATATTCTCTTTCAGCTTGCTCATCTTCTCAATCGCATACACAGCGAGCATCGCTGCTTTATATGCTCCGTAAGTGGCAATCAGCCCCATGATAGCCTTGCCGATAGCTTCGTAGTGGTCGAGCATCCATGAAGCTGCTTCGATACCCTTTGAAGCTGTGTCCTCAATCCTTGAGCCGAGGTCATTGAGCATCATATCGAAGCTGTCCTGTAGGTTGGAAAGCTGTCCTGCGAGGGTCTTTGACTGCTCTTGCATCAGGTTGTAGAACTTGCCACCCTCGTCAGTCATGCTCCACAGAGCTTTCTTGATGTCCTCGAAGCCGACCTTACCCTCTGAACACATGCCGAGGATTTCATCTTTCGCCACTCCGAACTGCTTCGCCAGCTCTTCAGCTATTGGAATACCTCGACCCATGAACTGATACATATCCTTTGACAGCACCTTACCCTGTGTCATTGTGGTACCGAAGAGATATGCCATGTCGCCCAAAGGAATGTTCAATGCTGCTGCAATGTTTCCAAGACGGATTATTGTCTCGTTCACCTCTTCAGCAGCGACACCATAGGCAAGCAAAGACTTGGCACCTGAAGCCACATCCATGAGTTCAAACGGAGTGGTAGCAGCGGTCTTGACCATCTGACCCATGAGGGCATTTGTCTTTTCCTCGCTCTTCAGCATTGTGTTGAAAGCGATTTCAAGCTTCTGCATCTCACCCCTTATCTGGATTGACTTATTGAGGAATCCGGCTGCCTCACGAAACGCAAAAGCACCGGCAATGACCTTTCCGATGTTGCCGATGGATTTCTCAATCTTGCCGGATTCGTTCTGTATGATACGGCTCATGGCAGTCATGCTCTGACCTCCACGATGTGCTTCAGTGGAAACACCTCTCATCTTATTCTTGAGGTCTTCATAAGCTTTCTGAGCTTGTCTTGTGTCCGCTGTTGCAACGGATTTCATTCTACCTTTTGCCATATCTATTTGAACATTGCTAAGATGATTTCATTATTTGCTGGGTCGTTGGCATCAATTACCGTCTTCCCATTCTGTGTGTTGGAGTTCTTTGACTTGTAGCTTGGGAGTGTCGCTCCGTACAGGATTATATTTGCGTAGCTGACCTCATACACAGCATAGTCGAATGTCACTCCGAAAGCCTTGACAAAGCTGGCTACTACTGCCCAGGGGCTGTCGTTTTTGTCACTTTCGTCGGCTTTGTCACCTGAATCCCTTCGAGGAAAGTGATAACTGCGAAAAAATCCTGTGCGCCCATTGCATTGACCATCGTTACAAAACCATCATTTATATCTTCGAGGGTGCAGTGGTCAAGGATTTCACGCATCAGGCGTGTCTTCTGGAAGTTCCCGAACAGGGATTTGAGCTTCTTCGCCCCAAGAATGAAGATGGCCAGTACCTCAGCAATGAAAACGGCATCTTTAGAATCCCTCAAAGTATCTTCCACGAATGTATCTTCAGAGGTGTTCAGCTTCTTGCCGGAGGCTATGGCTTCCGACACAAGTACCAGAGTTCCGAATGTCGGACGAGGGGCATTATATGAGTTACGACCAATCTTTATCGGAATTGGTCGCTGTGTCAAAGTCTCTGAGACCTTTGTTTCTGTCTTTTTGCTCATAAGGTCATGTCATTTAATTGGTTGCCATCTCAGGAATCGAACCCGACACACCCGAAATACTGACTGAGAACGGATGCTGCACCAAGCATGGCATTGTGCCGTCATTTGACCCTGACGGCTGGGGCGTTGAGAAATTTAACGAGGTTAATTACTCGAAATCCTTTCCGGAGCCTGTGATGGTATAGCCATCTGTATCGTCACCTGTAACAGTGAGGACACCTCTCTTGACCATCTTACTGCCGTCAGCCGGTTCAAGAGCAGTAAAGCGGAACTCGTCCACGATACCCTCCTTTGAATTGAAAGTGGAATCAAGGACACTTACTGAAGACCTGTCTATAACGACACCCATTGCAGCTCTGTTTTTTGGAACAATAGCAAGAGAGAACTCACTATCTACAACACCATTGATATGGGTGATGTTAGAATTTTTACTCTCTGCTACACGAAGCTGGTACTTTGCGAGGTAGCTGTTAGCAAGCTGCATTGCAGCTTCAAGCTTTCCTCCCTCTGTTTTAGCTTCCAGCTTCTCGCCCTCCGAAGGCTCAACTGTGGTCGATTGGTCCACAGGTTTCGGCTCTTTCTTGTAGGTGGTATCTCCTGCCTTTTTCACATAGGCATCGCACTCACCCCATGCGAGAACTATTGATGTGTTTTCAGCCATAGTATTGATATTTATTCGTTAATAATCCTGAGTTTGAGTTGATTACTGATGCAATGAAAATTGACATCATTAACTTTCTGACATTCCTGCTCGTCCATGTTCAGGATATAGTTGTCTTTGACGATAGTCTCGAAGAAATCAAAACAAAGTCTGCCCAGCTCACGGAGCCTGACTGTGTTCTCGATATAGTCATCCTCCCTCTTGATGTCGGGAACATACAGGTTCACATTTACGGAGAAGCTCTGAATTTCAGATGCTGAACGGGCGACAACGGAAATCACAACATCCTCAAGTTGCGAGTTTACAGGGCGAGGTACTTTATAAACCTTGCCGGTCACTCTTTTCGGGATGTCTGAAGCTTTGATGAGCTTATACATCAAATCCTTGATTTCTATGTCTGTGTACTTCATTTCAGTTTCAGAGTTTTGCTATTTTTTCTTCAAGCATTATTGTCGCTGATGCAAGGACATCCTGATTCAGGACAGATTCGACATAAACTGCGTAATCAACGCCAGCAACGACTATGAGAACAATGTCATCGGGATATTGGCTTGCAAGTTCCTTTGCGAATCTCTGACCTTCAGAGCTGCCGTCCTGACCGCTCTTCACAACTTCAAATCCGCCCATGTGAACTATCTCGCCATTCTGGACAACACAGAAGCCTATAGATGAACAGAGGTTGCCCGTCCTGCTCCTGTATTCCCATTTCCCCCTCGCTATCTTGTATGCTTCAAGTCCCAGATTCCTGAACTCTTCCACAATGGAATCGAGCCAATCATCATAGCACTCATCTACATAGTCAAGAAGCTCATCGAGACCTTCAACAGAAATCCCCGTCTTCATACATAAATCGTTTCATGAAGCTGGGACCTGTGAAATCCTTTCACCTCGAACTCTCTGCCGACCTGACTGCCGTTCTCATCATAGAGCTTGATTCTATCACCGAAACGGATTGTACGGCTGGTGTCGATGTCGAGATAAATGGTGTAGGAATAGACATAGTTAGTTCCATCCGGCAAAGGCAGCACTCTCGCCTGTCCGTTAGGCTCATATCTACATGGGACGGTGACTACTTCCGAATCCTGAGAAGCGGAGTAATCGCCCGTTTCTTCATTGAATTGAGCTACGGACTTGGTAAGTGTGAGCTTATGGGGTCTGAATCTAATCATGTCTGAAAATCCTACAGGAATGTTACTTTAGGTCTCTTGGTCAGTTCGTCCTTTATTCCGAGTTCCTTACACTGATGCCTGTAGTAATCCGTGATGGCTTCCCTCTGAGCTTTGGATATGCTCATAGAGCCTTCAGAGATTGACTGTGGCATAATCAGGAGCTTCGGGATTGATTTGACGACTGCCCTGTTCACCGTGTCGAAATTGGATGATGTGACTTCATCGGAGGCTGTCAGATTATGCTTCAGAGTTACCTCCAAAACAAAAGCTTCTGACAACCTCACACCGAAGTCCTCAAACTGTCCTTTTATGTAGTCCGAAACAGTCATGATGATTAACCAGCGAAAGATGAAAGGTCGATGAGACCCATTCTGTTAGAACGGTTAACATCCACAATCCAATCGCATCCGTACTCTACGAAACGACCCTCTTTGGTGCGCTCTGTGGCGATAAAGAGACCGTTTTCCTGCTCCGTATAAGCCTTTGAAGCAATCTTGTCAGAAAGCTCGTAAGGTCTGTGGTAGCGGAGATGTCCTATCTTCGCATTAGGAAGAAGGGCAATCTTTCCGTCAGGAACGGCATTGATTGCGTTCTGGTCCTGCATGTTGATATAGACATCCTTGAGACGAATCTGGAAAGGAATCTGAAGAGATGTGAACACCTGATTTACCACATCTGGTGAAATAAGGCTCTGGCTGGCACCGACTTCCACACTCGCAACCTTCGTGATGAAGTTATCCTTGAACTCCTTACATCCTGCGATGTAGTTCATATAGGTTGTACGGTTCATCTCCATGATTGTAGCATCAGAGCCAGCCTGACGGAGTGTCGGCACAGCTTTGATGAGGTAAGAGATGAAAGTGTCCTTTACATCCGCTGTAGGAACAAAGAGGTTCTTATTCTTCTTGAACGGAAGCTGAATAGTGTTGATTTTCACACCATTTTCATCTGCCTTGCTGCGGACTTCTGCCTTACCTGTGAACTTGAGGTCGTTAAGCATCAGGTCCATTCTCTTGTGAGGTGCAAGGGCACACTGACGGAAATCGTCAACAAGGAAGTTGATAACATCCTCCATAGCCTGCTGGTTTCCAAGCAGGTTGAGGATATCGACAAGCTCCTGAAGTCTTGCAAGACGGTCATTGTCCATCTGGTAAGCTTCTCCGAGGTAGCCGACCTCGCCCTGTCCCTTTGACATTGCGTGGCGTTTCCTGATAGGCTTGTTCGCATTCTTGTCGATGAATGAACCGACTACGACAGCCGTCTGATTACCGATGTAAGTCTTGAATGTTCCGTCAGGATTTGTCCTCATAGGGTCGAGGTAGTCCATCCAGTCGATGCGGTCTGCATCTGCGAGAGTTACCATCGCCCTGTTAATCACCACATTCAGAAATGCGGGATTTGAAAGAATTGAATCTATTGTATAAGTCATAGCTCACTCCTTTTTTACACGAACATGAAACGGGATGTGAGAGAAGTCTTGTCGGCTTCTGTCACAGGGATATAAAGTTCTTTCTCCTGAATCTCGTATGCACGGTAAAGGGCTGTGACGGTTGCACCGGTCTCAACCTTTGTGCGAGCATAGTTCAGGGCATTAGCGGTCTTCACCACCTTGCCATTTGCATCTGATTCGTAGAGAATTGCTCCGAGGGCAATATCTGCTGTGGTCGCTGTAACAGTCAGGACATCGTATGCCTCGTTTGAGGTATCGACCTTGCTGACGGTCACGATATTGCTTTCTGAAACTGCATAGGTGCCAGCCTTTGCAAAGCTGTTCTTCTGCACCTTGATGGATGTCGCTCCTTTCGCTGCTGCTTCAACCACCTTCAGACGATTGACCAGATAAGCCTTGCGGTTTGCAAAGTCAATGTGAAGAGGGGCAAGCACAGGAAGATGAGAGCCAGCCGGAAGCCCTGCTATCTCAAGATTGAAACCACCCTGAGAACGATAGCCGGAATCAACCGCATAAAGCTCCTTCTCGACATCAAAGTTGTCTTCGTAAACTACACCTGTTGCCATAATTGCTTTGATTGGTTAGGATTTTACTTTTTCCGCATCTGCTCTGTTGTCTCCTGTGCGGATTTCAGGAGCGGGTCTTCGTTTTCATCGCCACCGTCACCCCCAACATCCGGCTTGTGACTGCCTGAATGATTCTGGTTAGCCACAGCCTGCTCGTCATCTTTGTAGGACTGCTCCACTGTCTCAGCAAAAGCCTTGACCTCGTCCTCATCCTTGAATGACCTGCCGTTGATGATTGGTGAATAGAAAGACTTGCGTACACCCTTTTCTTCGAGGATTGCTGTGAGAGTGTTCTGAAATCCCGACTGCTTTGTAGCTTCATCACTTTCGCTGAATCGCTTCATGATGGCTTCATTCTGCTCACGGAGTTTCTTTGCCCACTCAGGCTCTTCCTCATTTGTTTTGTTCTCAGGTTGCTTGTTTTGAGGTGCGCCCCCTGTAATCTTTTCTCCGTCTTTCAGACCATGCTTTGTCTCATAATCTGCAACCGCCCTTGCGCTTGCAGTGATTACAGCTTGGTTTGCCCTGAAATCCGAATAGGATTCTACCACCTGCTGAACTGTGACTGCTTCAACAGCAGCTGCCACATCTTCAGCCTTTGCCGTATCCTTGGCGAGTTTCCTTGCCATAGGCTCCAACATTTTTGCATCTACCCCAGCAAACTTCTGTTGTAGTGCTTCGAGGAATGTTCTGAACATATCTGATATTGTTATTGATTAGTCACTTCTGTGATTGTGGCAAAAATACAAGGATGAAATCCTTTGGATTTGGCTTTACATGATTGGTTGGTGAATGTGTGACAGATATTCACGGATTTGTCTGAAAAAGAGATGACCGCACCTCGATAGAGACACGGCCATCAACAACAAACAAAAGAAAATGAAATGCCCGATGATTGCGGACTTTTCTATTTTTCAGGGTTTTCAGCTGGCTTCTCAGCCGGATTATTCTGATTGGCAACAGGATTCTTCGCCTGCTGTTCCTTTTCAATCTGGGCTATCTCTTCTTCTACTTGGTCAGTCATGCCGATGAAGATGATACCGCTCTTCTGTGACATGAATCCAGCTTCCTTTGCCTTTGTCGCATCTTCGATTCTCTCTCTGAGATTGTCGATAGTGAACGGATTTATCTTCACGGTCAGCTCTATAGATTCAGAAGCTGATTTCAAAGCAGGACAGATGGAGCCTGTCGCTGCCACAAGGAAATTGTATCTTCTCTGAAAGAACTCGCCCAGAACTTCTCCGTGATTATCCACTGCAAGGTGTGTAGCCATGAACATGTATTTGAAAGAGACACCTGATGCGAGCTGTCCGATGTTCTTCATATTCTCGAAAGTGATTCTCGGAGTGTCCGTCATTCCATAGATGTTCTCGAACAGGGTGGTAATCTCCAGCTTTATAGCTTCAGGGGTCTGGTCCCATGTGAGGTAGTAAGCATCTGCATCATCCTCGACCTTAATCATCCTGCGCCTTTCATCCTGACTGCCACGACCAGCTTCGCCCGACAGTTCGCCCTTGAGGATGAGGTAAGGGAAGAAATGATAGTCGATGCAGTCAGCATAATCCGAGAGTGTCATCTCCAGCTTCCGTCTCATGGACCTGATATTGTGGCAAAGGCTTCTGTCACGATAGCCATAGATGCACGGGAGTTTCGGGAGCTTGTGTGCAAAGCTCTTTTCAGGAACTAAAGTCCACACACCATCTGCCTGCTTCCACACAAAGACATCCGTAGCTGTGACGGTCTGGAAATAGGTGACGGTCTTTCTACCTGTCAGTGTGTATTCGGTCTTGGTGTACTGACGGCTCTGTGCCACATAGTCACCGGATTCATCAAAGAAAGGGTACAGAGTATCGCCCCTGAAAGGCGACCATATAACGCACCGCAGCTTGCTCTCCGGCTTGGTGTTTCCGAAAAGGCTCTTGAGCTTCGCTGCCACTTTCGCCCAGAATCCTGTGTCCTGCTTCTTGTACCAATACTCCACGACCTCCTGCTCCGCAAACCATGAACGGGCAATCTTCTTGTTCTGATAGCGGATTTTATTGTCTCTGTTGATTGTCTGAATGACAGAGTACAGGTCATCTTCTTTGCTGTTGTTCGCCTTGTAGTCAAGAGTGAGGTCTTTGCCTACTGTGAAAGCGGTGTGAATGTTGACAATCTCCTGCTCGATAGGCAGGGCGATTCTGTTCACATCTTCCTCCTGATATACGGCTGGCTTGATAATCTTGCCATTCTCGGCCACCACAGGCTCAGAGATGAGTACACGCCTTTTCTTACGGATTGCAGGATTCATAACCTCATGTTTGTCCGGGTCCCACTCGCTGCGAAGTTCCTTGACATTCGGCAGAGGGGTCGTTCTGTGTTTCTTGAGCAGCTGGATTTTTATGTTGATGTCTTCAACTGCAAGGATTTCTTCAAGTGTCATATCTGTAACTGTTTTATTGATGATTATCTGAATGTTCCTGATGGTACTCCTGTTTTCTTCGAGTGCTTACCCATAAGCTCTTCAAGGCAGACATAGCGAACACCGTCAAGAATGTGGTTGAAGTCATCTACAGGCTCATTCAGCCACTTTCCTGTGCTGTCCTGCTGATAGGTATAGTTCTTCAGCTCCTTGATTGCGTTCACTGAACGGGATGTCACATAGATTTTCTGACAGCTCTTCATGAAGTCAATACCTGCGACCACAGACCCAGCGAATTTCTTGACCGGCTTGATTTTCAGACCTCCATCTTTCAACTCCTTCACCATGCGAGGGTCGGCTGATTCGCTGATGATTTTGTAAGGTGACAGCATCTTCTTTCCGGCTTTGATGATGTCTCTTGTCGTCATCTCGGTCTGATAGAACTTCTCATCTATGTACAGGCAGTTTTTATAAAATCCTACTTCAGCAGCAGCTGTCGGGTCATGAGTAAATCCGAAGTCAAGACAATTCCATCTCTTTGTAACCCAAGGAGGGATGTCGCCCTCGATAATCTCCCAATTCGAGAAAATCTGCCCCTCGATTGTCGCCCTCAAGCCGAGACCATAAATCTTCCATTTCCTGATGTCAACAGTACCGTTGGCATAGTTCTCTTCAGTCGGCTCATAAGACAGGATTTTCCGTCTTGAGTTGTCAGGGATGAAAGGATTATCCAGCATCGTAGAGTGGTCATAATAGCAGTCTGTACGGGTGCAGACTGAATCATAAATCCAATGCTCTTCAGCTGAAGGGTTGTAGTCGAGAATACTGAAACGGGATGTTCGCTGCTCCATCTGGTCGAAGTCATCTTTTGATGCTTCCATAGCCTCGTTTATCCAGATTATGTCAGCTGTGAGACCGTGCAGCTTCTGAGTGTCGTCAAGTCCTATGAACTCGAATACTGTTGAAGCCAGCCGGATAGTCTTTACGGTCTTGTTTATCTTGCAGAACGGCAGCAGCCCCAAGTTCAGAAGAATCAGGTTGAAGTCGTTCCAGATTGTC